CCCGTGCCCGTTGTGGCGGTTGTTTCTTTAACCCGATCTCTTAGAACGAGAGCCATGTCAAATCCTTACGATGGGATTTCAGTCCAACCGGATGTCTGAATATTGTTGATATTCTGCCAATTGGCCGTCTGGGTGTCATCAATCTCGCCCCAAACAAGAGCGTCGCCAATCTGCACTTCCAGTTGCACCCCGGTGACGTTTGCGCGGACTGTGGCAGTGGCGTTTATAGAATCAACAGCCGCAGCCAATTCCGCCACCGTCCCGGCAAACACCACAGACCTGTTCTGTGATGCAGAAGCAGTGGCCGATTCAGATATGACGGCAACAGAAACAAACGCCGCCTGAGATGCATCAAGCGCCGAAGCCAACTCACTTACTGCCCCGTAGATGATCTTCAGGGCAGACACAGCATCTGATGCCACCGCAGATTCACTCGCCGTTGCATACACAAAGGCAATGTTGGTCTGTGCATCAGCGGCATTTGCCTGCTCTATCAACTGAGCAAGCCTTGATGCGGTCGTGGACGGCAGGTCTTGACCGGCGGCAGTCTCCGCTGCAAGTGCTGTAAACGCCGCAATCACCGACACCGTATCAGTGCCGGTTGCGGATTCGCTCCTTACGCCCCCAAACACCACATCGACCGTCTGCGATGCAGCGGCCTGGGTTGATTCGGAAACGGCGGCGCTAAACGAATTGCCGCCTAGAGCGGCAAACGGGGCTTGGGCAAAAGTAACATCCCCAAACACCGCATTTCCTTACGCTGCGTCGAGCGAGAAGGAATACGTCACACTGAGCGTGTCACCACTGTCCACCGTCTTGTCGCCGCCGGTGAAGTTACCTACCGAGAACAGAATGCCGGAGGTGCCAGATGCGACCGTGCAAAGCAGAGCGCCTGCGATCACCTGAGCGTTGGAGGTGATGCTGAACGATGCAGGCGAAGCCGAGTTGCTGATCACCGAAGGATCAGCCAACGTGGCAGAACCAAAGGTCACAGCCTTGCGGGTGCCAGAGTAGTTGGTGTTCTCATTCCAACCAGGGTTGGTCGCAAGCGTATCCGTGGCAGCATAGGTGTTGCCCGAGCCAGGACCAGTCACCAAACCAAGGAAGAACGCAGCGGTGTAGCCCACGGACTTGAAGTATTTCTCGTTCATGTCCTGAAGACCTTCGTTGACCACAAGGTTGTGGAACGTGTCGGTCCACTTGACCTGACCATCCGGGCCGGTGCAGACGAACGTAAACACACCACCTGCGGCCACGCGCTCGGTGCTGCCGCGATTGCCTTGCACGCTGGCCGTCACGATGTCCGCTGCTTTGCTGATTTCGTTGCTCATTGCTGCTCCTTATGCGATACGGACAATTGCGCTGTTCGCATCTGGTGTTGGGAAGAGGACTTGGAAGGTGTCGTTGTTGACCGTCTTGTCAGAGCCAAAGTTCAACACCGCCACAGATTTGTTGCTCTTGCTTGAGTTGTAGATCAAAGCGCCACGCGATGTAAACGTGGAGTTGGTCCACGTTACATCAGCAAACGATATGTACGCCACGATCACGTTGGAACTGTTGGTCCCGCTCGTCGGAGATGTGGTGATGGTCAGCACTTTCCCAGTTGCGGTGTAACCCGTTCCAACCACCTCACCAGAAGAGGTGTACGCCGTGGTGGCTGCGCCAAGATTTGCGGCTTCTGTGTAAAGCGCAATCTTGAACGTATCCGGGGATGTCGGACCAAAGTTGTGAACCCCCTGAAGGAGTTCAATCTTAAAACTTGTGGTCGCGGTTTGAGTGATTGCCATTTCAGCCCACCTTTACCCTGACTTGGCCGTTTCTGTAGGCGTCCTGGCGGTTCTTGCCGTCGCCCAGTTGCTTCAGCAGGATCAGGGACTGTGCAAACTGCTGCTCGTACATCGTGACCACGTCCGCCTCTTCCTTCATAAATCGAGCGGCCTCGACCATCACGCCGTTAAACAGCACGGAGTCAAAGTTGTCGCCCAACCAAGAAGTGTTCGCAATAACGATTGACTCAGGGTAGTAGAAGTAATGCAACTCCACCCCAAACGTCGCGTTCGGAGTTGGCCCCAGGATGAACGACAGTTCATTGGGGTTGTCCGAGCGGGGGCCAAAGATTGCGTAGTACCTTGGAATCCCGGTGCTTGTCGGCGTGGGGTATGCCTGACGGATGAAGTTCACATCCTTGTCCAACAAGTATTCATAAGAGCCATCTGCCAGGATTACCGCCATCGAGAAGACGGACAGGAAATCTCCGGGGCACTGAAGATACTTGTTGTTCGCGGACGTGCTGCCCGTGACGTTCTTACGAAGGGCCGGCAGTTGAACAGTGTTGTAGATTTTTTGTTCTGCCAACTCCGTCATCGTGGCGAAGTCGGTCGCGGAGAAAGAGTTCTCCGTGTAATCCTCAACCGCAGTCTTCAACTCCGTGTAGTTCATAAGAACCTCAAGCCATCGGGCCGCGAGCCATCGTTCCCTTGGTGGCACAACCGTTGCCACGGGTCTTGATACCCGAAGTCTTGGGGGCAGGGTTGTACCCGTCGCGGGTGATGTTGCCCACAGACATGTTTACACGGTTAGCAGCGGTAGGCTCTGCCTGGGTGCCGTTACCCAGAGCAACCTTGCCGCCCTTCATCGTGTGGGGCTCGGCGTAGACGGAGGCGTCTCCGACTTCCTTGCCCATCATCTTTTTGCTGAACTTAGCCATTTCAGCCACCCTTCTTGTAGGTGAACGAAGACTTCTTCTGGTTGGCAACCTTGGCCAGACCGCGACCGAGATCACGCATCTGCTGATTGGTTTTGCCGCCCTTGGCGAGTTTCGTCAGGGGCTTGCCCGGGTGCATGGCTTTCTCATGCTTGTGAACAGCCTTTTTTGCGTCCATCATTTGCTCCTATGTAACTACCGTTACTGTACCGATTTGCACCGCTAAAGCCAAATAATTTGGCGTCAGCCCTTGGTCATAAGCCCTGGACCCACCGACCGGGGCCCATCCCCACTGAATCTGCCGGGAACCATCAGAAAGGGTCCCAGATGATCCTGTTCCAGAAATCTCGTAAGTGTTATCTCTGCGGGGGTTTCTGACCGCCTGGGGATCATCAACCGGGTACATACCCAGTTGCAATTGAGGATGATCAGGGTCCCAACACTCCTCGCAGACCAGCAGGTTGAAACGCTTGGTCTTGATGACCTCTTCTTTCAGGCGCTTCAATTTAAACTGCTGGCCGCAGCGGTCGCACATGGCGATGCTGCGCTTGCCAGAGGCGAACCGATTTCCCATTTAGGTGGTCGCTCCGCCGATGAACTGCTGACGCGGCACGAACCGGATTGCGGCCTTCTCCCGATCCTCGTCTGCTGCCAACTGCCATGCCTCTTCGTACTGAGCCTTCAGGATAGGCAGGCGGTCATAGGCGTCAGGAATCTTCATGCCCATGTAGTAGGACAAGCCTGCCACCATGCAGGGGATAAACCGGAACGGCACATCTGCCACATCCACGCCCTGACCGGCATCCTGCGTCCGGCGCAGTCTCCAGTACACCAGGGTGTAGGTGGTTGCGTTGTCCGGCACCGGCCAGACCGTCACGGCAGGAACCTGTGCCCAGTACACCGTAGCGCCGGATGTATGACTGGCAGGTGTTGTGCCTTGCTGACCACGGAAACAGTTGTACAGCGTGTTCCCCGTGATGTAGCCGTAAACGATGATCTCGTCATCAATCTTGATAAAGCCCTGAGCCGGTAGACCTGCCGCCGTTGAAAGCGTGATGGTTGTGGCCGTAGAGTTGATCGTTGTAGACAGCGTTGCCCCAATTGGGGAGATCATGCCGTTGTTGCGCTGAACCAGAATCTGGATCGGGCGCGAGTTCTGCAACTTGTTCGGGATCGTGGCGTAAGTAGAAACACTGATCCGTGTGATGTTCAGGTCGGCCTGAAGCGTGGTGTTGTTCGCGTTGGTCCGAATCTGATGCTCAAGCAGGTCCACCGTATCGTTGGGCAGGGCATAGGTCATCTGGTTGTAGACCAGGGTGATCGTCCCCTGCTCCATCGTCCACATGTTGATGCCACGGTTGGCCCAGTCGGCAAAGAGCAGGTTCAGACTGCGACGGGCAGTCCGAAGATCGTAGCCCGTGCGAAGTTCTGAGCCACAACGCTCAAAGGCTTCTTCCACGACCTCAGAGAGATCGAGGTTGAATACAGCGGTGCCTGAAGTTGCCATGTCACTTCTTTGCAGTTAGGGCTGATTTTTTGAACGCTTCAGCCGTTGGAGCACCTGCCTGACCCGGTTTGCGCATGCGTTCACCAGAGCCTTTAGCGATTCTTTGACGCTTTGCATGGATGTTGGCATACAAACCTACCTTCCCGCCCTCGGCGTACTCCGTGAAATCCGTGTTGTCACGGCGCTGTTTAACCGTGCCCTTGGGCATTTTTGCGGGGTTGATGCAACCCATTCCACGTGAGGCACGCATGTCAGTAAATCTTCCCTTTAGTCTTCCCACGCTTGGCACATCCATCAGCACGCGAAGATGCTGATCCGCCCTTTGCAAAGGTCGGCATGTCTGCGTCAGGGTTCTCGTATTTCACACGTGTTCCGGGTCGGTCAACATCAGAAATCTTGAACTCTGGGCGACGCGGACGATAGGCCGACATATCAGGCGCTTCTGCCGCACGCATTTCAGCCGCCGTTGCACCGCCACGACCAGAAGACCTGCCGCCGCCGCGCGCAGAAGAAAGATCAGGCGCCTTTGCCTTGGGCTGCGCGTACTCTTTCTTGTACTGCTTGCCATTCCAAGTAAAAGTGGACCCGTCTTTGGCGTTTCTAAACGCTTCGGCAAAAGTCTGCTTCTTTGCGGGCTTCGGCGCCTCAGCCGCTTTCATCTCCTCAATTTCTTTGGAGAGACTGCGAGTCTTGGACTCCTTGATGTCGCCCTCTTCGTCGCGTGCCGCGCTAAACGGGTCTACATCATCGCCCTGGAATGGATTGCGTGCCATGTTTACACCATCTTCCCTCTGGTCTTGCCCTTCTTGCAGCAGCCATCTGCCGCCCGGGTGTAGCCACCGGCTGCCATCTTCTTCGGGGAAGGAAGATCGCCGGGCATCAAATCGCGGGGCAATTTCTCACCCTTGGGCGTCTTGACCTTGCCAATCTTCTCTTCGGTGAAGACGTTACGGTCTTCGCGCTCTTGCATCCGCTTCATCTCAGCGGCGGTGGGGGGAATAGTCAGGCCCCGTCCTGCTCCTGCTTCAGCCATGATCAGCACTTCCCGCCGTTAGCCATCTTCACTTGCATGCCACGGGTCTTGCCCTTCTTGGCGATGCCGTCTGCCTGCTTGTGACCTGCGGCCAAACCGCCTGCGGCCATCTTGACTTCCATGCCGCGAGTTTTGCCGCGCTGGGCAACGCCATCGGCTTGCTTGTGACCGGCAGCAAGACCGCCGGAAGCCATCTTCTTCATGCCCTTGGCTTCGGCCATCTCATGCTTGATCATGGACTTGGGAGCGCCCTTCTTCTTCATAAAGGCGATCTCTTTACCAACCATCTTCTTGGATTCCATCTCGCCACCTCCGGCAAATTTGCGGCCCTTGTCGGCCTTCAAGAACTCTTCTCCCACGGACTGTGGGACGCCTGCT